CGCGCGGCCGGCCTGGTACTCCTCGACCACCCAGCGGTCCAGCTGGATCCCGCTCATCGGTCGCGGGGCCATCATCTGGACCTGCGGCCGGTCGTAGTAGAGGGTGTTCCCGTTCGGGAGGTGGGCCACGCGCACGCGGTCCCCCCGGCGATCGGCGCCTGGGCGGAAATCTCGATCGAGGGCGGCGGGCACCTCGACGGCCGGCTTGTCGCCGCGATCCATCGCCCGCAGTTGCTCGCGCACGGCGCGCGCGCTCTCCGGGAGCGTGGCCCGCTCGGCCTCGGCCTGGGCCGCCGCGCGGCGCGCCCCGACCCCCGACAGCCCCGTCGCGGCCCCGAGGCCGCCGCCCACGATCAACCCGATCGAGCCGGCTTCAGCGACCGCCCAGGGATCGGCCTGCCGGCCCGCCGCCGTCTCGCCGATCACGGTCTGCCCCGCTTCCTCGGCCGCTTCCCCGGGCGCCGCCCGGATCGCCCGCCGCGCGACCCCGCCCTGGCCGAGCAGGGGGCTGAATCGGTTCGTGATGGCCAGAAGGAGCACGTTGCCGAGGGCCGTCTTGTTCCCGATCTTCACGGCGTCCTCGGGTGACCGCCCCTCGGCGAGCGCGGCCTGGTAGCTGTCGCCCGCCTCGGCGAGCGATTCCTGCACCGTCTCCACGGCCACGCCGACCAGGCGGGCCAGGGGCCGTGAGGCCTGGAGCACCCGGGCGGTGAGGCCCGCGGTCCCCAGCCCCGGAATCAGAAAGGCGGCAGAGGAGCCGACGGCCTGGAAGACCTTGTCGACGTACTGCGGCTCCGGGACCCCGATCAACCGCGCCTCGGCCGCGGCGCCCTCACGGAACTGGCGGAGGAGATCCGTCGGGAGCCCCATCTGCTGACCGATGAGCTCGAGCCCGCCCGCCATCGCGCCGGCGCTCCCGATCGCTCCCGAGAGCACACCGCGCGCCGCCCGCTCTCCAAGGTCCGGCTGCGCGGCCCGAGCCCGGGGCGGCATCGGGGGCGGCGTCCCCATGGCCTCGCGCGTCCCCATCGCAGCGCGGGCGGCCTCGATGCCCAGGTCCTCGGCCTCGCTCGACGGACGCACGCCCGGGGGCCGGGGTCCCGTCGGGGCGCGGAGGACCTCCGCCACCGGCGCCTCCCGATTCCCCGCCAGGATCGGGGGCATGGCGGGCGCTCCCGTGACCGGACCCGCGCGGGTAACCATCTGCTGGCGGGCCGTGTCGATCCCGAGGTCCTCGGCTTCGGTGGAGCGGGGCCGCGCGGGCACGGGCGGGGCCGCGGGCGCCTCGCGGGTCGGCGGCGTGGCCGTGCGCCCGAGGAGGTAGTCCATCTCCGCGGGGTCGAGCGCGCCCTCAGCCGTCGCTGACGACTGGGCGGTTGGCGTCCGCCCGAGGAGGTAGTCGAGATCCTCGTCGGTCAGCGTTGCCATGGGATCAGCGTGGGCGGCGCGACGTCCACCCCGCGAGGAGGCTGTTCTCCTGCGCGGCCCGCTCGCGGGCGACGGCCTGGAGCTCGGCCGGCGTCAACGTGCCCATGGTCCGGAATCGTTGGCCGTAGAGACGCCTGGCGATGGCGTGGCTCCGGTCCTGCGCCACGCGCTGGCGGACGCGCGGATCCCGGATCTCGGCCAGCGGGGTCGCCTCCGTCACCCGACCGCTACCCGGGGGCGGGGCGGCGCCGGGCGGGGTGGGCGTGGCGGCTGGGCGACCGGGACGGGTGGCCGGCGCGTCCGTGTCCTCGGCGTCGGCAGGGGCCGGGCGCCCGCGCCCCGCGGCGGCGTCGATCTGCGCGTCGAGGTCCGCCAGCCGGTCCTGGAGCCGGACCTGTTGCTCGGCCCGCGAGGCCTCGTCCAGGCCCGCCTCCTGGAGCGCCTGCAGCTGCCGGAGCACGGAGGCCTTCATGGTGTTGAGGTGTTCGGCGGTCCGGTCCTCTTTCGCGGGCGCGTCGGCCTTGGCCTTCCCCGCCTGCTTCCAATACTCGGCGTGCGCCTGGCGCTCGCCCTTCTGCGCCGGCGTCTCCTTGGCCGCCGCGAGCTTGCCTTCCACGGCCGCCTTGACATCGACCCCGAGGGCGGCGTTCACCCCGAAGGGCTCGAGGAGGTGCCCCATCCCGCCGTCCGACTTCGGGAGCATCATCTGGACGAGGTAGCGCCCCCAGACCTCCTTGTCCTCGGCGAGGAAGGCCTGCATCGTGCCCGCCCACGCCTGGGCCGCCCGCTCATCGGCGGGCCGGCTCTCCGGCTGGGTCTTCAACTCGTCGAGGAAGCGCGTCATGATGGTCCCGTAGGGGCCGCGGATCGCCTGCCGCTGCTGGCTGAGGAGCGTCTCCTCGAAGAACGTCGGGATCTTCGCCTTCGGGTAGCGGAGGCTGATCGCCGTCGCCTGGTAGAGATCCTCGGCCGACCAGGGGGCGCCCTTCGCGAGCTTCTGGAGGTACGGGGCCATCTCCGCCACCCAGTTCGCGGTCTGGCGACTCCCGTCCTTGTCGGTGATCCACGTCGTCAACTGGGTAAAGGCCTGTGGCACCGCCCCGGGCCACCGGAGACTCGACGCCTGGAAGAAGGCCATCGCCGAGGCGAGGCCCTTCGCCTGCCGAGTCTCCTCGTCCGTCGCCTGCGCGGCCTCCTGGGCCAACCGGGCGGCGCTGTCCGCGAGCGTCTGCGCCTTCTCCCGGTCCCCGCGCTCGCGGATCCGGGTCGACACCGCTTCGACGGACTCGACCCCGCCCTGGGCCGGATTGAAGGGCTCGGTGACGCCCGACGAGCGGAGCGCCTGGACCGCGGTGCGGGCCTCGGGGGACTCCGCCTCCATCTGCGCGGTGGACTCCCACGGCCGCATCTCGCGCCGGCCGGGCAGCGTCATCGTGCTCAGCCCCTCCTCGGGCGCCCCCCAGTCGCCCCCGGGTGCGGTGACGGTCTCGCCCGCCAGCTCGACCGGGCGCCCCTGGCCCGCGATCCGCCCGAGGGTGCCCCGGGCCTCGCCGTACTGGGCGCGGGCCGCCCGTTGCGCCTGAATCTCGGCGAGCTGCTCGCGGATGAGGTCCTGCCGGAGGGCCGACTCCTCCTGCCGGCGCGCGGCGTCCTCCCGCCGCTGCGTCGCCTCCTGGAAGGTCATCCACGCCATCGGGGGTTACCGCCCCGTCCCGTACCGCTGCGTCAAGGCGTCGAACTCCTGGCGGTGGCGATCGAGAAGCGCCCGGAGCTCCGCCGCGAACTGGGCGGCCAGGTCGCCGGCCCCGTCGCCGCCGGGCGGGCCGGTCGCGTCCAGCATCGAGGCCGCGGGGGCGGCGCCCATGGCCGTGCCCTGGGGCCGGATCGCGCCGCCGAGGCCCGAGCCCCCCGTCGCCCCGCTGGGCGCCCCGTCCCCTCCGCTAAGTTTCCCGGCCCACTGCCCCCAGCCCTGCATCCCGCCCTCCTCAGACGGCCGCGCCGGCGGCGGTCATCCCGGACTGGTGCCACGTGTTCCAGAAGTCGTAGGCCCGCTGCGAGCTGTCCCGCTCGGCCTGGAACTGGTTCTGCTCGTATTGCCCGAGGCGTCGGTAATAGCTCTCGTAGGGCAGCATCGCGGCCATCAGCCCGCCCTGAAACCGCCGGTCCCACACGTTCCGGTCGAAGTTGCTCGCGTTCGCCCGATCCGTGGCCAGGTAGTTCATGAACGGCTGGATGCCTTCCGTCGGGCGCGTGAAGAACGGCATGAGCCCCCCCGAGACGGCCGACGGGCTGCCCGGGGGACCGGCCGAGCCCACGAGCCCCCCCCGTTCCGAGCCCGCGAACTGCCCCGGGTCGAGATTCATGCTTTCCGCCCCGCCCATCGACGGGAGCGCCAGCGGGCCCATCTCCGCGAGCTCCATGTGGCGGCCGGCTTCCCGCTGCCCGAGCGCGGACTCGTTGAAGCTCCGCTCCGCCCGGCGCCCCTGCTCCGTCGCGGACCAGCCGGCGCCGTACTGGTTCGCCATCCGGTCCTCGAGCTCCTGGCGCTGCCGCGTGAGATCGGCCTCGATGGCCGGGTTGGCGTACTCGCCGCGCATCGCCTTCTGGTAGCGCGGGTAGGCCTCGTCCCCGACCTCGATCTGCCGGGACAGCCGCTTCTTGTACTCGGGGTAGGTGAGATCGCCGACCTCGAACTGCCGGCGGAGGCGCTTGAGCAGCTCCGGGTGGGCCAGGTCGCCGAGCTCGACCTGCCGGCTTGCCTCGATCGCGGCCTGGTCCTCGGCCGTGTGCCCGACCCGCTGGCGGTAGAGATCCCGCGCGGCCTGGGCGCGGGCCAGGGCCGCCTTGCTCTCGCCGAAGAGCTCCTTGTTCCAGGCGTCCTGCTCGAAGACGTCGTCGGCAAACTTGTCCGCGAACGGGCGGCCGTACTTCTTTTCGAGGGCCGCAAAGACCGCCTTCTCCAGATCGGTCGCCCGCCGGATGCGGTCGAGCTGGATCTTCTGGAGCTCCTTCTCCTCCTCGGTGAGCTCCCGCCACTGGGGGGCTTCGCCGAGGCCCGCCTCGAAGCCCGAGAAGTCGAAGATCGGAGTCTGGCCCGGCTCCGCGGGGCGCGGGGGCTCCGGCTTGCCGAAGAGAAAGTCGGTGGCCTTGTTCATGCGAGGGACCCAGTCCAGGCCTCGGCCTGGGCCGTCACGGCGTACCGCGTGCCGCCGTGGTGGGCGAGGAGCCGCGCCCAGCGGGACCCGCGGGGCACCGCCACGAGCCAGCGCCGGTAGCCGGCCGCCCGGATCGCGGCCTCCAGGGCCGTCCAGAGCGCGTAGCACCGGGCAAAGCCGCGATACCCGCGCCGGAGCACGACCGTCTCGATCGCGCCCCACTCGGCGACGGGTTCCCAGCTGCCGACGCCGATCGGCACGCCGGCGTCCTCCAGGAGGAGCACCGCGTCGGCCGTGCTCTCCCCCGGGGGCGAGGCCTCTTCCCAGCCGTCGGCGACGACCGCGAGGACGTCAGGGTCGGCCCAGGTCGTCTCGCGGATGGTCATTCGTCGGCCCGTCGCTCCCGCACCAGGAAGTACACCGCGCGAAGGAGTCGGCGGATGATCGTCCGCTGCGCCGGGTCGGGGAAGGCGGCGTCGACCTGGGCCAGCACGGCGTCGAGGTCCGCCGGCTGGGCAGCCTTGAGATCGGCGCGCGCCTGGAGGACCTTCTGTTCGAGCACTTCGCCCGCCGAGGGCAGGGCCGGATTGTGGGCCGCCACGACCGCGTCCACGCTGGCCTGCAGGATCGTGTCCGGCACGGTGATCCGCACCATCGCCGCGGTAGACTCGACGCGGATCTCCTGGCCCGGGAACGCCGCGAGGAGCTGCTCGTGGAGGAGAGCGGCCTTGAACGCGCCGGGGTACGTGAACGTCCCGGCCCCCGCGAGCGCCGGCACCAGGAGGCTACTCAGGACAAGCGCGGTTCGCATGGGTCCTCCGATCCCCCTCATGGCCCCACCCAGCGCATCATGAAGGTGGGCGCGTAGTCCGACGCGGCGTTCGCGTTCAGCGCCCCGCCCGAGCTTTGGAAGACCGCGCACTTGGCGTACTCCCCGGCCGCGAAGCGGTACTCCGCCGTCACCCTGTGGCTCACGGCGATGGTGCCGCCCGGCGTCGCCCGGGCGGTTTGCCCGATGTTCGTGCCCGCGCTCGTCACAAGCCGGACGAGGCGCTCCCCGGTGGCGTTCCCCGCCCATTCCACGCCGCACGTCATCTGGTAGAGCCCCGCCGCCGGGACGTAGAGCCGGCACTTATCATTCGCGGCGGGGCAGGCCGCCGCCCCGTGAAAATCCGACGTGTCGTAGCGCTCGGTGTCGAAGCTCAGATCCGTCAGGGTCGCGTCGCCGATCGACTGGTTCGCGCTGTTCCAGACCCGGACCGCTGTGATGAGATCGGCCGGATGCGCCGTGACCGTCGGCGCGAGGTAGCCCTCGACCAGCGTCACCCCGTCGAACTGGCAGGTCGTGTTGCCGTCGAGGACGTCGAGGAACGCCCCGAGGCTCGTCGCGCTCCCGCTGACGGTCCGGGTCGCGGTCAAGAACTCGAAGGCGGAGCCGCCGGTATGGAAGACGGAGCCGGTCGCGGCCACGCCATCGAAGAGCGCAACCCGGCAGCGGCTCGCGACCGTCGCGCGCACCCAGGCGCCGAGGGTGTAGACCCGCCCCTGCGTATACCCGACGGAGTGGAGCGGCAGCACGTGCGGGGTCGTGATCGTCTGGCTGAGGTTCGTATCGGTGCCCGACCGGGTCACGTCCACCGCGTAGCTCCCGATCTTGAACTGCCCCGCCGTGCTGTTCCGCGCGACGGTCGCCCCGGCCCCCCCGAGCGTCCAGTTATCCGGGGCGACCGTCGTCCCGCCGCTCCACTTCTCCACCGAGCCGTTGACGAGGAGCGTCGGCCGCGGGCCCTCGATCGGCCGGAGATACCACTTGTAGCCGGCGGCGCCCTGGTTCGCGCCCACCACGAGCTTCGCCAGCTGGTAGCGGAGGCGCTCAATCTCCCCCGCCAGCGAGCTCGCCAGCGACTCGGCGCCCGACGGGAACGGGTCTCCCTCGGTGCCCATCTGGGTCGCGGTGGCGGAGTAGTCGTCGGTGCACTGGACGGTGTCGTTCGTCTGCGCGGCCTGGATCATGCTGTTATTCAGATCGGAACTTGACAGCACTTCGTTCGCGATCCAGGTTTTGAACACTCCGCAGAGCCCCACGGTGTAGCCGGTGGAGCTGGACAGCAGGACGCCCACCACGAGCACGCCGAGCAGCGAGGTCACCCGGAGGCCGATCAGGTCTCGCACACGCTGCATCACGCGCTACTCCGCGAGTCGCGCGCCCACGTAGACGCGGACGATCTTGAAGGTCTCATTGACGCCCCCGTTGAAGCCTTCGATGGAGATGCGCGTCCCGGTCCACGTCAGGCGCCGTCGCACGCGAGACAGCGCGGCCGAGCTCAGTCGGTCCACGTCGAGCTGCGAGAGATCGAGGATGAAGCCGCTCCCGGGCATCGCGAAGGCCAAGGGGCTCGGCGTGCGGAGCACCCCGTCGATGTAGACGTTGACCAGGAGGTTGTAGGCCCCGACGCCTTCCAGGAGGAACTCCAGGAAGTCGAAGGCCTTGCGCCGCCCGGCCCACTCCGGCACGAGCTCCGCGAGGTCCGTGTGATCGGTCTGGAAGCCGCCGAAGTAGCCGGCACCGTCCTTGTTCCGCGCCGACTGATCGAGCCGGTAGATGACGCCGGTGTCCGTCCCGATGTAGGGGCGCTCGATCCCGGACACGCGCCGGAGCATGATGCTCTCGCAGACGTCGCGATCCGACCAGTCGAAGCGCGGCCCGAGGTCCGCGGCGTTGAAGTCGATCTTCAGGCGCCGGCTGTTCTTGAGCGCCCCGAGCCCCGAGACCCCGGCGTACACCTGCTTCCGGTCGCCGTACCACCCGAGGCACGCCCAGGCCCCCCGGCTCGCGTCGAGGTTCTCCCGGACCCAGCTGGAGAGCTTCGGCGTCGAGATGTCCGAGGAGGTCGCGTCCTTCGCCACGTCCGTGGCCGACAGCACGTGCACGTTGAGCTCGACGTCGAAGAAGACGGCGTCGTTGGGGACGCCGATCGCGGCCAGCGGGCCGGGGCACCCGACCGCCCGGCTCTGGGTGTCGTAGTACCAGTTCGCCGAGCTCGGGTCGGTCGTGTTGAGGATGTAGACCCCGCGCGGGAACTTCCAGAGCGGCAGCATCCCGCGCATTGGCACGCAGGCCGTCAGCCGCTCCCCTTCGCCCGGGGAGATCGGCAGCGTGCCGGAGCCTGCGGTCGTGAAGTCCTCGTGGTTCGTCGCCAGGCTCCAGTAGAGGTTGTGCCCCAGCAAGAGGACGAGGCGCCCCTGCTGGATGCACCCCGTCCCCGGCTGCCGCGCCCCGGCGAAGTCGGTCGGCGGGGAGGCCAGGATCGTCAGGACCGCCCCGTCCCCCGAGAGCACCCGCACCGCGTCGTTGCCCGTCAGGAGGAAGAGCTTCCGGTTGTTCGCCGGCACTTCGGCCCCGCCCGCGATCAGCATCGGGGGCTGGGTGATCGTCAGGGTCCCCTCGGCGGCCAGGATCGTCGCGAAGGTCCAGGACACGCCGTCGTCCTTGTAGACGCCGCCCCCCTTCGTGACCGCGATCGTCCGCTGGGTCGCCGCGTCCGGCCACCAGTCGAAGAGTGCGACGATCGCCGACGGCAGCGGGGTCGCGTTCTGCGAGGTCGCGCCGCCCTCCTTCTCCAGCTGGAGGCCCGAGAGGTCGAGGCCGCGCGCCTGGATCAGGCCCGTGATCGGCACCCGGCGGGGGCCGTAGAGCCCGTCCTCGCCGATCGGGACCGGGATCAGGGTGCCGGTGTACATCGGCCTCAGGCATAGGGCCCCGGCTCGGGGTTGGCCGGGCTGTAGAGGAGGCGTTTTCTGGAGTCGTCGTCGAGCATCCGCTCGCGGCCCGCCCCGTAGATGACGGCCTGCTTCTCCGCGCGGCTGTCGTTCTTCATGTCGAAGAGCCAGTAGAGGCCGCCGTCGGCGAGGACGTAGCGGAAGTTCCGGGGGACCCAGATCCCGGAGCCGTCGGCGTCCGCCGTGATGTCGACGGGGATCCGGGTGTAGGGGACCTCGATCCGCCGCGCCCGGTCCGGATAGCCCACCAGCCAGAGCCGGGTCTCGCCGATCCGCGCGTAGTAGCTCGGCGGCCACTGGGGCACAGGGTCGGGATACTCGCGCCGGCAGAAGGCCTCGCTCCGCCCGAGGAGCTCGGCGGCGGGATCGGGCGCCCACACGCCGAGGAGGTGGCGGAGCCCGATCCCGGCCGGCAGGCTCGGCGCCAGGTCGTACTCGTCCTGGTAGATGGTCGCGGCGAGGCCGCTGGCGCTGGGCCCGTCATAGGCGGTGTCGAGCGTCGCCGTGGTTGCGCCCGCCGCGTGGGCCTTGATCCGCCAGTAGCCGGGGATCCCGGCGAACTTGATCTTGCGGCCCTGGTAGCTGACCCCACCGCCGGGCGCGGGGCTGATGGCGCTGATCGCATCGCTGTCGAGCGTGACGGTGACGGTGATGGCGACCGGGGCCACGGTGCGGAAGGCGAGGGGCGGGTCGTGCTGGAGCGCCAGCCACGGATGGGCGTTGGCGAGCTCCTGGCCGGCGCGGGCGAGCATGCGACCCGCCGCGGCGTAGTAGTCGCCGGTGGCGTCGGTGGGGGACTCGCCGGCTCGGTCGAGAACATCTTGTCTCAAATCGCCAAACGTGTCATAGTTACTCATGCTGCCGCACCGAACTCCCGATGGCTAGGCCCCGCCGCACCCGTCGAATCGGTCCACCGGGCACCCGATGGTGTCCGGCCTGCCAGATGTTTCAAGCTGTGTCGGCGTTCGCCCAGACCGTCCGCACGCGCGACGGGCTCCGGGCCTACTGCCAGGCCTGTGACCGCGACTGGAAGGAGCGTTGGCGACGTGTCCACGGGGTCATGCCGACGGCCCGCCCGGTCGGCCCGCCCGGCACCCGCTGGTGTCCCCGCTGCCGTGACTTTCAGCCGGACCTTGAGTTCGGACCCTCGAAGCAGCGGTCGTACTGTCGGGCCTGCACGCGGGCTTGGTGGGCGGCCCGGCAAGGCGGCTACCGGAGGGGTCCCTACGGTGCGCTCCTCCAGATCAGCCCCGTCACGGGCGAACGTCGATGCGCGCAATGTGCGACTGTGAAGCCGATCGACGCCTTCTCCCGACTCGGCCGTGGATATCGGTCGAGTTGTAAGGCCTGTAGCAAGGACTACGATCGAGCCCATAGGGTGGAGCGGCGGGACACCGCGCGGCGATGGTGGCGCCGCGTCAAGGCCGAGGTCATGGCGCACTACGGGGGTCGCTGCGCGTGCTGCGGGGAGACCGAGCCGGTCTTCCTGACGATCGACCACATCCACAACGACGGCGCCCACCACCGCGCCGTCCTCGGCACCGCGAACGCGATCGCCTCCTGGCTTCGCGCCCACGGCTTCCCCCCTGGGTTTCAGGTTCTCTGCTGGAACTGCAACCGGGCTAAGTACGCGCTGGGTCAGTGTCCTCATCAACGGACGGTCCCCACATCGTGAGCGCCTACGCCGAGGCGTCCGGCCGCTTCATGTACCGGAGGGGCCCCGCCGGCATCCGGCCCTTCTGGGACTGGGTCGTCGACACGTCCGTGAGCGTGGTCGCCTGCCGCGCCGTGAGGTCCGCCGTGGACGGCTCGAGGCCGACCCGCGCGCTCCCCGCCGGGGTGTCGCCGCCGGGGATCTCCGGTTGCGCCCCGCGGCTCCCGCGCACGTAGCCCGCCAGGTTGCCGGACACGGCCTCGGCGTTCGGCTCCCGGTTCAGCTTCGTGGGCTCGCCGTCCGCCGGGGTGAACGCGGCCTGGTCCTGCTGCATCCGGCCGTAGGTTCCGCTGAGGGGAAAGCGCTTCGGCATGACGTCCTCCTACGGCGCGTTGACGATCGTGGCCGCGATCCCGCGGTCCTGGACCCCGGTCCCGCGCCCGGTCCCGAGGTCGGGGTCGCCCTGGACGAACACCGCGGTCCCGTAGGACGTGGTCCCGAACACGAACGACGCCGGGATCTGGATCGTCCCGAGGGTGGCCTTCGACGCGGTGCGCCGGGGCACGAGGGCGGGGGCGATGTCGGTCGCGGTGATGATCGGGCCCTGGATGCCGCTCAGCGCCCCGGCCGCGTTCATCTCCAGGCGCACGTGGCAGACCTGGCCGGCCCCGGTGTTCACGAAGGCGGCGTCGAAGTCGTCGAGCGGATCGGTGGCCGCCTTCGAGATCAGCACCCCCTCGACCGCGAACGTGAAGGCGTTCGTGTTCTTGACCCGCGTGTTCGTGGTCGCCGCCGCGAGGAGCGGGTTGTTGAAGACCCGATTCACGAGCGCCTGGAGCAGGCAGTAGAGGCCGGTGCCGGTCTCGACGGCGTTGGGCTGGATGACCATGGTCCGCTCTCCGATCAGCCGTCCAGGCCCATCGCCTGGAGCACCGGCCGCCCGCTGTCGGCCGATTGCAGTTGCGACTCCAGCTGCATCCGGGCGTAGGCCTCGACCCGCTTGCCCGCCTGGCGCGTGGCCAGGACCTTGTAGAGCATCCCGCCGTCCGCGTCCCGGGCCTCGCGGAACCAGACGATGTGCCCCAAGTGCCGGCACTTCGTGTGGACCCGGCCCTTGTAGTCCCCGTCCGGCATGATCCGCTCGCGCACAAGCCGCTGGCGGCTGTCGAAGCGGTTGAAGGTGTAGGTCGTCAGGCCCTCCACGTCGTCGGCCGGCACCTCGATCGCGTCCGCGTCGGAATCGCCGCCCACGTAGCGGGTCGTCCCCTGGAGCACGGCCGTGTGGTTCGGGTTGTTCCCGAGGTAGACGATGGTCGCCTCGGCCACGAGGTCCTCAAGCGCCCACGCCTCGCGCCGGGACGGGAGGAGCTCCTCCAGGGCCACCTCGGCCCCCGGGTCGACCATCACCCGCGCCGCGTCCTCCGATCGCACGACCTTGCCCGGCATGTGTGGCCTCACGTCTCCCGACGGTTCGTGCGGCGGAGCCATGCGGGCCCCGCCGCCGCCGCCGTCAGGGCTAGATGTTGCTTCTGAACGTGCGAATTCCTACAAGCCCGTTGTCGACGGCATTGAAGACGGCCTTCTTGATCTGGTAGATCGCCCCGATGGCGAAGCCCGTCTTGTTCCCATAGTCGAACGCCTGCTCGACCCAGCTGGGCTTGGCGCCCCAGCCGAAGCAGGCGACCTGCCGGCCACAGAAGAGGTTCTCGGCCCCGGTCAGGTTCGCGCCCGCCCCCCAGTTCGTGGTGAGCGGGACGCGCGTGCTGGACCGGATGACCACGCCGTCCCAGATCGCCTCGGCCCCGGTGAAGAGCGGGTTCTTCTCCCCGCGGATTTGGGCCTCGCGCTGCGCCTGGGCGAAGGCGGGGTCGAAGACCTTGAGGTCGTTGAGGACGTCCGGCGCGATGACGAGCAGGAAGTAGTCCCCGCCCTCGATCGACACCGGGAAGATCTGCGGGCTCGCCTTGCGGGCCTTGACCTTGGCCTTGGTGACCAGCGCCAGGGTCAGGTAGTCGCCCGACGCGATGGTCGCCGTCGAGGTGGCGAGGCCCCCGTAGACGGCGGTCGTCGGCGAGGTGCTGATGATCGTGAAGACACGGCCGTCGATCTGCGCCGCCAGCCAGTCCTTGAGCAACTGCTTGGCCAGCATCCGCTGGGAGTACGCGGTGCGCTTCTCCGACATCTTCCCCGCGAGCCGGACCGCGTTCCGGTACTGCTCGAGGGTCAGGGAGTCGGAGTAGGTGGTGATCGCTTCCTCGTTCGTCTCGAGCGCGGCGTCGCCGGCGACCGCCGCGTTGGCCAGCTGGCGGGCCAGCACGAACGTGATCTTCTCGCCCGGGTCCTTCTCCAGTTCCTTCTTGACCTGGATGATCGCGTTCACATCCTCCTGGAGGTAGGGCCCCCAGAAGATCCGCTCGGGCAGCTCCAGCCAGACGTCTTCGGCCCACCGCTGGACGGCGACGGCGGCGCCCGAGGCGACCGTGGTGTCGGCCCCGCCCACGAAGGCGAAGCCCAGAACCATGAGCGCGGTGAGCCGGCCCGGATACGCCTCCCCGCGGCCGAGCCAGAGGCTCAGCCACGCGAGGCCGTGGGCCAGGCGGGAGACTCGGGAGGCGAGGGTCAGTCGCAGCGTTCGCATGGGAGCCACTCCGTCAGGCGCTCTCCATGAATCGACGCCAGATATCCGGCCGCGTGCGCTTGATGTGCATCTTCTGGTCGTCCGACATCCCCTCGATGTCGGTGAGCGCGTAGCTGGCCTTCTGGGTCGGCGACCCGGGGAGCGCGCGTAGGCCGCGGGGCTGTCGCCCCACGGCGTGGATCTGGGTGACGACCTCGGCCCGGCCGCGCTCGACGCCACGGCGCTCGGCTTCGGTGACACGTTCGACACTCGGCGCGGCCCCCGGTGTGGCCCGACCGGCCCCAGCGAGGCGCTCGCTGGCGACGGCATACGCGGTTTCGGCGGGATCGGGTGACTCGAAGATCGCCCGCCAGAGGGCGGGATCGGCCACGCGCCCCTGGGCATCCATGGTGATCGCGGTGGCGACGCCGGACCGCTCGAGCACGGCGTCGTAGTCCTCATGCAGCGCCCGCAGGTGGCGCTCGGAGATCGTCACGGTGCGCTCGATCATTTCCTGCCGGAGCGCTTCTCGCTGTAGTCGGAGCGCGACCGCCGTCTCGTGCTGGACGTAGTCGGCGATCTCGTTGAGGGACTTGACCTTGTCGAAGTCGGGCCGCTGGCCGCGGGCGCGCCGGGACCGGTCCGCCTCGGCCGCCGCCTGCGTCCGGACGTGTTCGTCCGCATACCGCTGCCGGGCCGTCTCGGCCTGCTCCGCGACGCTCCGGTAGCGGGTCGCGCGGGCGTCGGGGGCCGGCGCGCCGGGGGCCGGGGGCACCGGGCGCGGGGCCGTGGCAACGGGCGTGGGCTCGGGACTCGGGGGGGCGCTCGGCTCGGCGTCGCCGTCCGGCGGCCCGGCCGCGAGCTCGGCGGGAAACTCGACCTCGAAGCGCTCCTCGACGGGCGCGTCGGCGGTCGGCGCGGCGGGCGCCTCGGCGACCTCTGGGGTCGGGACCTCAAGCAGTTCCATGCACCCCTCCTTCTGGCGAGAGGGAGTACCACCCGGCGCGCGGTCCCCCCCGGAGACTTTTTTTCGCTAGCCCCCGTACCGGGCGGCGAGCGTGGCCGCGTCCAGCCCCGGAGGTGGCCCGGCGCCCGGAGGCTCGACGGGCCCCGGCAGGCCCACGCCGGGACCCCGCGGGGGCGTCGAGCGCCCCGACCCGGGCCGCGGCGGGGGCTCGCCGCCGGGCGGACCCCCGGCCCCGGGCATCCCGCCGGCGCCCGGGGGCGGGGCGGGGAGCGTGGCGCCGGTCTGCGGATCGACGGGCATCCCGGCCTGCGCCATGAGCACGCGCACCCGCTGGAGCACCGCCTCCCGGTTCGGGATGTCGGTGAGCTCCACGATGACGTCCATGAGGGCCGGCGACGCCTGGGGGATCCGTTGGATCACCTCGAGCAGCATGCCGAGCGACAGCGCCCGGGCGGTCGGGGTCGACGGGGCGTCGGCGATGACGACGTCGTACTTCAAGCTCGGGACGTCCCGGACGACCACCGCGCGGCCGTTGCGGATCTCCGTCGTATTGAGCGTGACGAACTCGGAGCCCCCGGACGAGGTGTCCAGGCGGAGCGTTCGCTCGCCGGTGTAGACCTGCTGAATCCGCTTGGCCAGGCGCTTGCCGATGATCCGCTTCGTGCGCTTGTAGTTGTCGAACAATGGCGTCGCGACGATCTGGCCCTGCTGCTGCCGGCGGGCGATCGCGATCCCCGAGGCGTCGCTGTCCCGGTGGCCAAGCAGGTCCGCGTTGATCCCGCTGATCTCGCGGATCTCCATCTTGGCGATCTGGTCCTGGCGCCACACCCAGTCGGGCATCGGCGGCGGCACCATCGGCATCGGGGGCTGCCCGCCACTCTTCCCCCAGTAGACGAACCCCGACCCCTGACCCGACTCCAGGTCGGCGGGGTTCTCCAGGCTGGCGCGCAGCGCGAACCATTTGATGTTCCCGAAGCGGGCCACGTTGTCGGCGATCGCCGATCGCCGCTTGTTCACCTCGCGCTGGGGGTCCTTGAGATTCCGCACCAACCCGAGGAGCTCGTCCCCCTCGCGATAGGCGATGTACGGCACGTAGGAGTAGGTCTCGTCGTCGTTGTCGAAGCGCGTGCCGTGCTCGAGCTCGATCCCGAGGGCCGGCAGGAGGAGGCTCATCTTGACCTTCCGCCGCGCCTTCCGGAGGACGGACACGTCGGGGTCGACGCGCGCCTGCTCCCGGGCGGCCCGCACGGCGTCGCCCTCCTCGCCGTCGAGCTCGTAGAGATCCCCCGTGCGGGCGTTCGCCACGAGAAAGACCGTCGTCCAGTCGCGGTACTCCGCCTCGAGCACCCGCACCGTGTCGTGGTCCTCGTCGTAGAGCGGGACCAGGCTGGTCATGGGGTCGGTCAGCCGATACGCCTGGACCGGGGTGGGCCGGGTGATCGCGATCTCCCGCGCCTGGCCCCCGCCGGCCCGGTAGACTTCCACGGCCTGCCGAATCTCGTCTTCCTGCTCGGGGTACTGGGCGATGAGGGTGTCGATCGCGACCATCCGGTGGCAGAAGACCTCGCGGGCATCCGACAGATCGTAGCGGCGCCAGTCCGGATCCCAGATGACCTCGCCGGCCCGCATCTTCTCGATGTACGGCTCGCCGTAGAGCGGGTTGGTCTCGTAGTCCACCCCGACGTGGAAGACCGCGAGCCCGCAACTGATCCCCTCTTTGAACCCGTCCGACAGCTCGAATTCGCCGTCACAGTCCTCCATCGTCCGCTTGAGGAGGCGCCCGAGGATGGTGACGTCCTCCAGGTCCTCCTGGCCCTCGGGAACCGGGCGGATCTCCAGCCGCGAGGCCCGCTCGTAGCCCACCAGGACCTCGATGACGGGCCGGATCTGGTTGATCGTCAGGACGGTCCGGCGCTCCGCCTCGAGCTTCTTGCGGATGTCCGCGTCCCACTGCTCGCCCGTGACGAAGGCGAGGTCCTCGGCCGCGTCCCGGCGCCACTTGTCCCAGAGCGGATGCGTGTAGCAGTAGAGGAACCGCGCCTTGAGCCGGTCGATGCGCGCGCGGGTCTCGGGATCCTCGCCGGCGGGCGCGGAGGCGATTTCCGGGGCGACGAGACCAGGCGCGAGGGCGGGCTGCGGGAGGGCCACTCAGTACCCCGCTCCGGGGAGCATCAGAGGGGCGGCGCTCACGGCGTCCAGGGGATCGGCGGGATGCCCGGGGGGGACGGGGGCGGCAGCTTCTCCGCTTCGGGTAGCAGCATCGAGCGAGCCGCGAGCCCGGTGATGTTGCCCGACTTGGTGCCGCAGGGCGGCTTCTGGTAGAGGTCGTTGAACGTCCCGTTCGCCTGGAGATTGCTCGCGATGTTCTCGCGGATGACGTTGTCGTGGCAGCCGGTTTGACCCGACTTGTACCAATTCAGCAAGGCCGTGTTCCCGCTCACGTGGCCCAACGCCGTCAGATTGCTGTCGAGCACCTTGTTGTGCTCCATCACCGAGAACGCGCCGTTCAGCACGTGGATGCCACACTGCGACGTTCTGATGACGACGTTGTGCGCGAGGTAGGCGTGGTTGCTCGTCTCGGCGATGATCCCGCAGCCATTGTCCGCCGATCCTCCTCGGACATAGTTTCCAATCGCGCGGGCGTGATCCGATCTCCCAATGTTGATCCCATCCTCCACGCCGGTTTGGTCGGCGATGGGACCGTCGATCTCGGGCTCGACGACGAAGTGATTGCCCTCGACGACGCAGCCATTCGCGGCGGGCCCCCCGGTATTGCACCGCCAGAACTGGACGTGCTGCCCACGGGGGAAGGGACCAAGGGGATTCTTGGAGTAGTTACCCTTGACCGTGATCCTGACGACATCGGTGGCCTGGACGCCGCTCTCGTTGTGCTCCAGGACGTTGCCCTGGACCAGCCCATCCTGCGTGAAGGGGCGGAAGAACACGCCGTGCGAGGCATCCAGACCCAACTTCGTGCGCCCCGTCTTGATGGTGTTGTTCACGACCAGGACCCCGTTCGCGTGCACATCGACCCCGTGCCCGTGACAGGGACCGATCTCATTGCCCTGGACGCGGACATTGGGGGCGCTCACGACGACGCACGGCCCGGCGGGATTCTTGATGCGGAACCCGGTAATGACTTGCCCCGCTACTGTGGCCATGATCGGGCCGGAGTCGATGAGGCCCGACGTAGGGGGAGGACCCGGTGCAGCCGTTTCTAGCGCCGTTACCCGTGCCGACAGCGTGGCAAGCTGGGCCTGGAGCACCACCACTTGCGTCTCCAGGGCCGCGACGCGCGCCACCAGGGCGGCGTACTCGACCGCATCGGGGACGGTGACGGTGGCCTGGGCGCCATACGCCCACAATAACAGCGCGATTCCTCCGAGCAGGAGGATCACCGCCTTGACCAGCAAATCTAGCCTTGCCATCGTTAGCACCCCACTCCAAGCGTCAAGAGGGTCCGTGGGCACGTTGCGAGCCCTTCGCTGCCCGGATGCACCGCGATCGTGATGGCGGTCCACTCTTCGGACGCGGCCATTGCCATCGTGCCGGGATTTTCCGTTGTCGCATTCGCCGGCCGTTGCGCGGCGGCGATCATGCAGATGGTCCCCGACGTGGCACACTGGACCTGGTCAATCCCGGTGTAGGCGTCCGGGGAGGTCGTCCAGTACGTCGCGGTCTCGTCGTCGTCGTCCGCCCCGAAGAACTCGATCCAGAGAAAGTCCTTCGGGCCACCCGTAGGCGTCAGTGAAGGCGGATCGGGCGTGGCGGACGTGCCGGTCGCGCTGGCGCCCTGTGGGGCGGTCGTACTGGAGCCGTGGCCCCCGATCCGCAGGGTGATGTACCCCGTCTCCTGGGACGCCGCAATCGTGATCGTGACTGACGCCCCCTCAGTTCCATCGGCCACCCGATACGCCCAGGCCGCACGGCAGGCGCTTGCCGGGCACGACAGCGAGTTGACCTCCGTGTACCCGTTCCAGTTGGTGACGGCGGGATTGCCGTCCGTGACCAGCAGAAGGATCAGGAGGTGCCCCGCCGCAATCCCCGATGGGAGGTTGAGCGTCGGCGTCGTGGTGGCGGCGTTCGCGCCGCTGTTCGTCGCGTCGATCGTGGCGAACGCGGCCTCGGCCGGAGCCGCAAGCGCGAGGCCCAGGAGAAGCGCGAGCGCGAGGCGGCTAATGAATCGCATAGCCCAGTCGTCCCGACAGTTGGGTGGCCGCGCTCGTGACGATGCACACGCTGTCCCCGGTGGCGTTCGTGCGGTTGATGGTTCCAAAGCCCGCGCCTTGGGCAATCCCGCCGTTCGCGGCGAAGTTGTAGCCCTCGGCCGCCGTGGTCCCGCCTGTCATGGCGGTGGTGCCGGTCCCACAGGTTGCGCCAGTCCCGGAAAGGAAGGCGACGTTGTTCGCCCCGGCCGTCACCAGCGAGAGCGAGCAGATTCGGACGTGCCGACCCGACACTCCCGTGACAATTAGGGTCGTCGCGGCGGTCACGATGTCGATGTTGGCGAAGTCGTCGCAGACCGTGATCCCGCCCAGAAGGCCCCCCGTAGCGCCGCTCTGCAAGCCGGCGACGTAGACGGCCTCACCGGGCGGGGCCGCAGCCGTCGCGCCGATCGCGTCGTTGTCCGTGTCGGGCGTGACGCTGATCGAGTTTGCGGCGGTTTGCTGACCCTCGTTTGGCAAGCTGACCGGGACCGCGGACTGATCGCTAGCGACGACGACGCTGATGCTGTTTGCCATCGTCTGCTGCCCTTCATTGGGCAGCGTCACGGTCACGGTTCCCGAGACGGGCTGTGTGACTCCAGAACCGTCTACGTGGAGCCGGCCTGTTGACACGTTGGCTTGCGTGGTGTCGCCCGCACCATCTCGAACAATCCCGTCCTGGAGGGCGGAGGTGGCCGCGCCCGTGGGGAGCGGGAGCGAGGCCGCCGAGATGGGCTGCGTCGTGGTCCCGGTCGGGTCCATGCGGAGCGGCGCGCCCGCGGTGCCGACCTCGGTGCCGTCGTCGTTGCGGAGGTTGGCGTGGAGCCCGCGATCCTTCGTAATCCGGGGCGCCGCGGCTTGTCCGCTCGTCACGTCCGCCAGGCCATCGTTGAAGACCCCGCCGATGACGCTGACCGAGGACGTGCCGGCCGTGAAGGCGTCGAGGTCCTCGAAGGGCGAGGCGCCGCCGCAGTTGTCGCACGTCACTTGGAGCGAGCCCGCGCCCGAGACGAGCGCCGTGTCCGTGCCGTCGTGGATCTTCGTGCGCCCGAGGACCCGCGCGTCGTCGTCGGTCGGATCGGTCGCGAAGGTGCCGCTGCCGGCGTTCGCGGTGACGGTGCCGGAGATGGGCTGCGTGACCCCGGAGCCGTCGACATGGAGCCGTCCGGTGCTCACGTTGGCCTGGGTCGTATCGCCCGCACCATCGCGAACGATCCCGTCCTGGAGGGCGGAGGTGGCCGCGCCCGTGGGGAGCGGCAGGGTGGCGGCGCTGATCGGTTGGGTCACGCCAGAGCCGTCGGTATGCAGCCGGCCGCTGCTCACGTTCGCCTGGGTGGTGTCCCCGGCCCCGTCACGCACAATGCCGTCGTAGTTCGAGACCGCGACCGTGCCCGAGACCGGGACCGGGGTCGCGCGCAACTCCGTATCGGTCAGCGGGCCGAAGACTGACAGCTGATTGCTCGCGGAGACGTTCGCGCCGCGCTCGTTGCCGGCCGCGTCCCGGAGGATCGAGTACGGGATGCGGTTCGGGGCCATGCGCGGGGCCGCGGCGCTGTTCTCGGGGGCGCTGTCCGGCGTGGTCTCGTCGACCACGTAGCCGGTGACGTTGATCGAGGTCGTCCCCGGAACGAAGGTGTCCTCGTCCTCGAACGGGCTCGCCCCGCCGCAGCCGGCGTCGCAGATGATGTGCTGGGGAACGGGGAAGATCGAGAACAGGTAGCGGTCGACACTCATCCGGGGCAGGCCGACGTTGCCGTCAGTGATCACCGGGGGCGTCGTGTCGTAGAGGGCGCCGATGCCGGTGATGCCCGAGACCGCGCTGTTGTCCGCCTGCGAGGTGCCGCCCCCGCCGCCCCCGGTGAGGATGACGCGCAGGTTCCCAGTGGGGTCCAGGGAGAAGGGGGCGACCTGGCCATTCGTCCACGCGGGGGCGCTCGTGCCGACGAGCCCCGAGCTGACCTGCGCGGCGGCCGGCGCCGCCAGGGTCAGGGCGACGAGCGCCAGGAGGAGGCTACGGCACGAGCTTGTAGAACGTCGCATAGACCTTGCCGTTGGTGCCCGTGGAGCGGATCGCCCGGAACTGCCTGGCCTCGGGGGCGTTGAAGACCCGCTCCGCCGCCACGCCGGGGCTCTCGAGCCCGACCAAGTCGGTGGGATCGGCGACCCCGTCCACCCGGAAGCGCATCGGACTCCCGGCGAAGCAGGCGTGGACCGCGTGGACGCCGGTGAGCTTCGCGGCCGTGAAGCCGAGGGCGGTGGTCCCCACGTCGAGCTCCTCGTAGTCCACGGGCGCCAGGCGCAGCCCGACCAGGCCCGCGAGGGCGCGGAGGATCACGCCGGCGCGGCGCCGACCTTCCCGAGGAAGGCCGCGTGCTCGGCCTGGATGCGCGCGAGCTCCAGGGCCGCGGCCTCGTTCGTGGCCCGGGCGAGCGCGACCGCCTCGCGCGTCTCGGCGAGGGCGGCCTCTTGGTCGGTGACCTGCTGACGGAGGCCCGCGAGGTTGGCCTCGAGGGCGTCGTTCGCGCGGTCCTGGATGGCGGCGAGCTCGCGCACGAGCGCGGCCTTCGCCGCCTTGGCCGCCTGCGCCGCGTCGTCCCGGGCGTGCGCGATGTCCGCTTGGAGGGTCTCGAGCGCGGCCATCGCGGTCATGCGTTGCGCGCCGAGATCGTCGAGATGGTCTCGCCGGTCCGCGATCCCGGCCTCGAGGTCCGCCTGGCGCTGG